AGATATATCAAGATCTCAACAATTAAAAATGCTTGGTAATGGTGTAGTTCCTCAACAGGCTTATTATGCATTGGAGCAATTAATGAATTTAGACACGCCTTCTGAGCAGGACTTATCGTAATGTCCTTTACACGTTCGGTACACTTCTCTGCTAGAAGCCCTCAAGGCTTCAGAGCAAGCCTGAAAGGCGTAGCTTGCTCGGTAGCAGTCGTTATTGGGCTATCTCTATCTATAGCAGGAGCCGATAGATCTGAGGCTTCAATAGATGCAACTAAAGCGCTTAAATCATTGGCCAATAAGCAGCTAACAGATAAGCAATATAAATGCCATAACGAAATCGTATTTAGAGAATCTACTTGGAAGATCGATGCAATCAATGGATCACATCATGGCTATTATCAGATAAGAAGTAAATACGTTAAAGGCAAACCATACGATTGGCAGTTCTTCGCTTATTGGTATTACGTCAGCAAAAGGTACGGAATTACTAAGTATGATGAACCTAATTACTGCAATGCATTACATCATCTAAAGACTAAAGGCTGGCAATGAGTAAGTTAACTAATACCGGATCTACTAGCGCTTGGCGCAAGCTACGAGAGATGATCATTAAACGAGATGGATGTTGTCAGATGTGCGGTACTGAGGAAAGATTAAGTGTCGATCACATAGTGCCAAGGCATTTAGGTGGAGACGATAACCCAACTAATCTGCAAGTGTTATGCAGTAGCTGCAATTCATCTAAGGGGGGTAGGTTTTTTGATAGGGGAAGGACACCCCCGACCCTTCCTGTTTCTTTTTACCCCAAAAACGACTCAAACAGCCACTATCGGCTCAGTTCGGATGAGAACCAGTCATGACGATTCAAAACGGCTCTATCGGGCTGGAATCGGCTGAGGTAGGGGTAACAGAAGTCAGATATGGCTCACAAGTCCCTAGAATCCGCTCAAAGCCACTTGATTTGCCTACTAGGGGCGATGAAATGATCCAGTTCTGCAAAGATATTGGGATGCCGTTGCTTCCTTGGCAAGAAGGCTTGGCTAGAGACTGCTTACGATATAAGCCAGATGGGCGCTGGGCGCATCCACTAATCGGAATTATGTTGCCACGTCAGCAGGGCAAATCTACCTTTATGGCGCTTCGAATCCTGTTTGGTATTTATGTACTTGGCGAGAAAATGCATTTGGCCACAGCTCATAAGTTAACTACATCGAGCGAAATCTTTTTTAAGGTAGGCGAGATAATCGATAACTCCCAAATGCTCCTGGATAACTTTGCCAAGAAATACGAATCCAAAGGATCGCAAGAGATTCGGTTTAAGAATAAAGCCCGGTATTTAATCAGAGCAGGCAACTCAGCCGCTCGCGGTATTGCTGCTCCAGATGTTATTCATATTGATGAGTTACGAGAGTTTGATACTGAAGATGTCTGGAGTTCGATGCGATTTACTCAGATGTCTAACTCAAATCCGCAGGCTTATGTCTATTCAAACGCAGGCCACGCTAACTCGGTGCTATTGCATAAGTTTCGGGAGCGAGGTTTAGCAGCTAGTGAAGGCGCTGAAGATTCTATTGGCTGGTTTGAATGGAGCGCTGAGCCAGGAGCGGAAATCACCGATAAGGAAGCCTGGTATCAAAGTAATCCATCGCTAGGCCACACAGTCCATGAGGACAACATCAAAGACAGCCTTTCGGATCGAGAAGATATCTTTCGTACTGAAATTCTTTGCCAATTCGTTTCGATGATTAACCCAGTTATCTCAGAAGCCGAATGGAAGAAGTGCAAGGCCGATGATCTGCCAGAACTTGATGTTGAAAAGGATACTTGGATGGCGATCGATCTAAGCCCGGACAGAAAACACGCTTCGCTAGTTGCAGGCCAAAGAATCGATGGTAATCGATTTATGGTTAGCCTGCTTCATACTTGGTTTAACCCGGTCAACCTGGATGATTTAGAAATGGCCAACGATATTGCTTACTGGGTTCGCAAGTTCCCAGTTAATGCAGTTGCCTATTCAAAGTCCACCGCTTCAGCAGTTGCGGCTCGACTGGCTCCAGCAGGCATACCAATTCACGAGGTCAACAGCCAGGAGTATCAGCAGAGTTGCGATGAATTCGTTTCGGCCGTTTCCTCAATGCGACTAGCTCACGCGGATCAGGAAGAATTAACTAAGCAAGTTTTATCGGCAGTTAAATTAACTCGAGGCGATGGCGGCTGGGTAATGGGCCGTAAAGCATCTGGAATAGTTTGCGGCGCAGTTGCTTCAGCAATGGTTACTCATTTTGCGACACGCGGCGAATCTGAAGTGGACATTCAAATAGGTTAATGTCTAGGCAATAGCGTATAATATGTCCAATGGGAATCAGGGACTTATTTACAACGCCAAAGCCAGCAACCGAAATCACAGTTGATGCGGCTTCAACCCCTGCACCTTTTAATAACACAGCTTCTTTTAATCCTTTTATATTTACTCAATCGGTAGCAACTCGTCAACAGGCAATGGCCGTTCCAACAGTTGCAAGAGCTCGTAACATCATCTGCTCAACTTTAGCTTCTCTACCGCTTGAACAGTATTCAAAAATTGATGGTTCTCACATGGGAACTCCAGCAGTTATCAATCAACCAGACCCACGCGTTCCAGGTTCAGCAATTTATGCTTGGTTAGCCGAAGATTTATTATTTTATGGCGTTGGATACGGTCAAGTTCTCGAGCAATATGGAGACACAGGCAGAGTTCGCGCCTGGACTCGTGTTTCTCCAGATCGCGTAACTACCAAACTTAATAATAACCAAACTGAAATTGTCGGCTACCAAGTAGATGGATCAATAGTTCCAAATCAAGGCGTAGGTTCCTTAGTAGTATTTTATGGACTTGATGAAGGCGTGTTAAATCGTGCAGGGCGCACAATCCGGGCTGCCCACGCATTAGAGCAAGCCGCCGAAACTTTTGCTAAAGAACCAGTACCACTTCAAGTTCTAAAATCCAACGGAACTAATCTCCCAGCAGAACGTATTTCTAAACTTCTTGAATCTTGGAGAACTGCACGCCTTACTAAATCAACCGCGTTCCTTAATGCGGATGTTGAATTGCAAGCGTTGGGCATCGATCCAGCCAAACTGCAGCTAAATGAGGCTCGCCAATATGTCGCTCTGGAATTGGCCCGCGCTTGCAACCTTCCTGCATATTTCGTGAGCGCTGAAACAACTAGCATGACTTATTCCAACAGCGTTTCAGAAAGACGTAGCCTCATCGACTTCTCTATGAAGCCGATTTTAGCAAGCATCGAACAGCGCCTATCTATGCCTGATTTTATTGCTTCAACTGGAGAAATCCGTTTCTCACTTGATGAATTCTTGCGTTCAGATGCATTACAACGCGCTCAAGTTTATGAAATTTTAAACCGCATTGGCGCGATGAGCGTTGAGCAAATTCAAGAAGAAGAAGACCTGATTGACAATAAGGAGAACCGATGAAAATAACTATGCCATACGCGATTACAGCGGCAGATACAGAGTCTCGTATTATTGCAGGCCGCATCGTGTCTTGGAATGCTGAAGGCAATACCTCAGCAGGCCGTACTTTATTTAAAGAAGATTCAATCAAAATGGCTAAAAACATTAAGCTAGTACTGCAACACGATGTAACTCGACCATTAGGAAAAATGGTTTCATTCCAGCAAGATGCCACAGGCATTACAGCAGAATTTAAGATTGCTAAGACAACCGCAGGCAACGATGCTCTAGAAGAAGCCGCAACTGGGCTTCGTTCAGATTTCAGCGTTGGCGTAGATGTCGAGGACTGGGATAACTCAAATGGCGTTATGGCTATTTCAGCAAGTAACCTAATCGAAGTCAGTTTAGTAACAGACGGCGCAATTCCGGGCGCTGAAGTCGCAAAAGTAGCGGCAGTAGATACAGAAGATTCCAAGCCATCATCAGATGTCGAGGATGTAATACCCACACCAACCAATGAAGGAGAACAAGTGTCAGACACTACCGTTCCAGAAGTTGCTCCTGCCGCTGAATCGGTAGAAGCTGCACGCGTTGAGGTAAAGGCTGCAACAGCACCTTACATCTCAACAACTGTTCGTAACCCAATCGTTGATAAGGCTACTTATCTCGAACACTCAATTCGCGCTTCACTTGGCGATGACACATCAAAGTTGTACGTTGCTGCAGCAGCAGACACAACAGACAATGCAGGACTTATTCCTACACGTCAGTTGACTGAAGTTGTAAATGGCGTTTCAAACGCTGATCGTGGAGCAATCGATGCAATCTCACGCGGCACATTGCCAGATGCAGGAATGTCATTTGAGATTCCAAAGATCACACAAGCAGCACTTGCAGGCGAAACCGCTGAAGGTGTAGCACCATTTGAGCAAGACATCAACACATCATTCATCTCAGTTCCAGTAAAGAAATTTGCAGGACAGCAGACATTCTCAGTTGAACTTCTTGATCGTTCAAACCCAGCGTTCTTTGCAGAACTCGTACGCCAAATGGAATACGCATACGCAAAAACAACAGATGCATTCGTAGCAACAGGCATGATCAACAACGGTGCACTAAATGCAACTGCAAACGCTAACTCAGCAACAGGAATCCTTGCTTACACATCATCTGCTGCAGCAGCAGTTTATGGCGCTTCACTTGGATTTGCTCGCTCACTTATCGTTTCTCCTGACCAATGGGGCAACATCATGGGCTACAACGATGCAGGCCGCCCAATCTACAACGCAGCACAGCCACAAAACGCTGCTGGTGTAGCAACACCTGCTTCACTCCGCGGAAACGTTGCAGGTCTTGATCTATACGTTTCACGCAACCTTTCAGGTACAGGCGATTCTTCAATGATCGTTGTAAATCCAGAGGCTTACACATGGTACGAATCACCACGTCTACAGCTATCTTCAAACCTGATTTCAACAGGCCAAGTACAGGTTATGTACTACGGCTATGGCGCACTTGCAACAAAGATTGCAAACGGCGCAAACCGCTTTAACTTCACATAAGAAGTTAGCAAACTAATCATGGGGGGGCTGCTGCTCCCGGTGGCTCCCCCAGTCGTTTAATAGAGAGGATGTAGAAATGGCTTCAATCGTCACAGTTGCGGAACTAAGGTCTATCCTTGGCGTTTCTACATCCCTTTATAGCGATGCTTATTTAACAGATGTAATCGATACAGCAGAATCAGTTATCTTGCCAATGCTGGTTAAATTTGCTTCACCGATCGATAATGTAATGCTTGAATCAAATGTAGCCACTTATCAGACAGTCGGCCAAAACTTATTCTCAACGGGTCAGAGCGTAGTTATCACAGGATGCGGCTCCCCATTTAACGGCACTTTTACTATTTTAGAATCCTACGATGATCTCTTTACCATTGCTATCACTAACGCAGACATCGAGCAAAAGAATGTAATTCCTTCAGGACTTGCAACCCTTTCAGGCGCATCGACTTATGTCGGAGTTAGCGCAGTTGAGTCAGCAGTTTTAGCAGTATCGGTAGAAGTATTTCAATCTCGGATCGCTCCAGGCGGCCAGATCGAAGGAATCGATTTCACAAATGTTTCGCCATACCGCTTAGGCCGCAGCCTCTTCAATCGAGTGTCAGGACTTCTCGGAGCGTACATCGATACCGATTCAATGGTGCAGTAATGCCAGCATCAACAATCCTAGATACAGTTCGTCAACCTTTAGCAACAGCGTTTGCAAACGTAGCAGGCAATGTTTATGCCTACGTTCCAGAGGCTCCTATGGTTCCTTTCGTAGTTACAGTCCCAGATTCTCCCTATCTTGAATTAGAGACTATTAACAACTCAACGCTTCACATTAAAATTAATCTTGTCATCTCAGTCGCGGTTGCATATAACAGCAACCCGGCATCGCTCGATAATCTCGAGCAGCTAGTCATAAGTGTTCTGAAGGTTATCCCAGCGGGATACACAGTCGGAGCGGTTGAAAAAC